TACGCAGACACCACTCTACGCAGTGATCATCCATGCCAGCGTGCCGCCGTGTCTCTCACATCAATATGCGTGAAGGAGTCGTACAGACCAATCCCGTACTTATCTGGGTATTTTGCCGTAAGATAAGACCAGACGCGGAGGGGACTCACCCATGGGATACGAATGTCAGCTGCCTTTCCAGTGGTGTGCATAGAGTTCTTGGCACCACCTACCGCTGCATTGTGCTTAACGCAGCGATGACCAGAATTGATAACAACAGGACCAAACTTCTCGCGTACATCAGTGATGACTTGGAGTAGCTCGGCATCCACTGTGGATGTACCGCACCCACAACGGCAAGCGAATTCACTACGCTTGAAATATTGGTTAAGCATGTTGTTCCTTTATTAGGTGATAGACAGGGTGCAGGATACGGACTTGATTACCTTGCCGCTGAGGTCTGTTACGGTGCACTGGTACACACCAGCATCACCAGCTGCCGCAGCTGCCTTGGCGAAGGTCGCGCCAGTCTGACCAGCAACCACCGTGCCATCCTTGGTCCACACGTAGGTGTACGGGGCATAGCCACCAGTCACCACTACGGGCAGACTGATTGCAGCACCAGTAGCCACTGAGGCGGTTGCAGACAGGTTGGTTGTGAATGCCAGAGCAGCCACAGTTGCCGGGGTAATCGGAGTGCCAGCCGTCATCGGAACCCACGGGGATACATTCTCATCACCCAGGGCAACCATGCCATTGAGTGCACCGCCAGCCCCTTCACGGATTGCCACGGCACCAAGTTGCTTGCCGGACTCTTCACGCTGGTTGATGATGTTTGCCTTGTCGGCGAATGCAGCAGTGGTTGCCACAGGTGCGGTGGAGCATGCAGCTACGCGGTAGGTTACCGACTTAGGCTGACGCTGACCAGTTGCAGATAAAGCCATTTGTTTCTCCTTATGCTGGGGTTACGTCAGTGCCAGAGGTTGCGATGTCCCACAGGTCGGTGGGTGCAGAGCCACGAGCAAACGCATACACTAACTTCCCTGTAGCCGTAAGCTGGCAGAGAACCAGGGAACCTTTCTGTTTACCAGAGAGTGCCGTATTGTTGATCGGATGAGCAGAGTCTGCCAGGTATGCCTGCGGCACGATAGGTGCGATCAGGTGAGTGGCGTAGGTCTGCTTAGCTACCGGGGTCAGCTGACCAGTGATAGGTAATGCCATGTAACCTCCTTGATTAAGCCGGGACTACCTGAGAGCCGATAGCCATAGTGTTCCACACGGAAGTGTCAGCACTCCCACGGGCGATATGAATGACACCAGAGGTGTTCATGATGCATGCACCATCCTGCTTGCCGGACTTGGTGATATCATTCACCACACTGGATTTGGCAGTGAGCTGTGCGGCAGGCACAACACCGTGCTGGATAGCTGTGCTTACATGCGGGACCTGCTTACGGGTAGACTTACCAGTCACACCCATAGAGCCATAATTGTTAGCCATTTGTTCTCCTATAAAGAGTAATAAAGGAAAGAGATAAGAGGGTACTCTGTAGAGTACCCAACTAGGGCATACCTGGTTACCTAAGGCGTACCTGGGAATACCCTTAAATACCTTAGTATTCCTTTTCTATTGCTTCTATACTCGCCACTATTACCAAGTCTTTGAAATACGTGCAGAAATTGTGTTCCTGCGAGGTGAATAGTTGCGGCCTGTGCCGTTCGTCCGAGCCATCTGGAAGCCGCTCACATTGTGACCAGACCGCATTGAGCCGTGGTCCTGCCCGGTGAAATACTCCCGGCGCTTCCGTGGGTCGTTCATCATGTCCAGATAATCCCGCATCTCCTTGGCCCTGACGCGATTAATCCGGGTAGCCTCGTCATAGTCTATCTGAGAGGTGAGCTGGCGTATGGCCCCGTACAGGGCGTCCAGTCGGTCATCGTGCCGGAGGCATCCTTTCTCCAGGGTGATGTTCGAAATCTGAGCGAATAGGCTATAAGACATACGGATTTCAAGCGGGTAGTGCTGGATGCTCTGGATGTCCTGGCGAATCATGTCAGCGTTAAAGATGACCCTGTGCGAGGTGAAGAGTGGCTCCAGGGTCTCGATGATACGAGTCTCCTTCTGCCCGGTGGCGTAATCCTCTTCCAGGGATACAGGCCAATCTCGCTCGAAGTAGGGCTTGATTACCGCCTCGAAGGCACCATGACCAAAGTTCTTCTCAATGAAGACCTCTTTAACACCAGCAAGCTTGCACTCATCCACAATGCGTTGAAGGTGCTGAGCCTGGTAGCCACCTGGCACGCCGAATACCTTGTACACATAGACGAAGGTTCCCAGCAGGAATACGAGGGCTACACCAGTCTCATCCCCGTTCTTACCACCACCTGCCGGGTCAATGTATGCAATCCGCCGAGTGATAGGTTTCCACTCGTAGGTTCGCGCAACCTGGCGATACAGATAGTCGGTGGGCTTATTGCCGAACCTTGGCGCGTCAGAGATCATGTTGATGCTGTCGTTAGACCAGGTTGGCATCTCTGGAACAACGTCTGTACCGAAAGACATGAAGATGAGGTTATTGAGTCGCAGTGGGTATCTGTCAGCATCCATGAGGCGGGTGTTGAGCATGAACTGCAACTGGAACTTAGCCGTACCCTGAGAGATTTCCTTCTCAATCAGCTTCTCATCATCATACATCTCTGGGCAAGTCGGTGCACCCTGCATGCC